GGTTCACGAGATTTACGGTACGTCACCGGAAATCCCTTCGACTGAACGGAAATTCTATTCCGTCTTCGAGAGGGAGGCCGGCGATGAGCTCGCCGCCATGACGGATTTCGTCATTGGCGTCGTTGCCTTCCATACGGAAGGTAACGTAGTGAAGCTCCTTAACCGAGAGTCGTAAGACTAACGGTTACCCCCTGAGATGGGGGGGTGTGGTCCTGGATCAGTGGCTTGGATTCCAATCCTTCCTATAGGAGGTAAGAATGAAAAGCCAAGTGAATGGACTACTCCGAGTCGTAGAGGGTATCTTAAAAGATATCTCTCTAGCATACCCTGACAAGAAGTGTTGGCGTCGAGATTTAGCGACGCTTTCCCTTCGTGTCAAAGATAGAGGACTTGGGTTCTTCACCCTTGACCTCCCCAATTTCGACGCATTGCTTTTGCAAGGCTTAGAAACTGGCCGTCTTCCTTCGATAGGGTACACAAAGTACTCCAAGAAGGTCAAAGTGCCGAGATTATTCTCGGGACTTTGGTTACGGATCTTTGATAACGACTTGTACTTGAGGCGTGACGCTGACGTCAACGCTATCGCCTTTCTTAGGCAACTTAGTTGCCTTGGGAAGAAGATAGAAGTTCCCTGTAGCAGACGCCGAAAGGAATCTGCTATAAAGGAATACTTTGATGTCGAACGTCAACTTCCGAAACCCACGCTCGCGTGGGATTCAGATGTCCTCTGTCTTGATGGCATTGATGATAATCTTTGCCTTCATGACATTGTGGATCCTGATCTTCCGCTTTACCCCGAACACAATGTTCGAGATAGAGCGGAGATCTACCGACTCCTCGACCGATGTCAGCAAGTCGCTGACATTGTCGCGGGAGATATCGGTACCTACTGCCCCGATTGCTACATCAGCAAACGGGAATCAGAAGGAGAGTCCTTAGGCCTCAAGCACGGACCTGGTGCAGTAGCTGAACGCTCAGGACGTTTGTTCAATAAATATGAACACGCGTACTGGCCTCAGAAGCTTAACTATCTTTTCCCATATGAAATATATGGGAAGATGCCAAGTGATGATCGGATTGTTCCGATCAAAACAGAGGCACCAGCTCGACTCATCTGTGTTCCTAAGACCGCTAAAGGTCCTAGGATCATAGCTGCAGAACCAACTGCGCATATGTATGCGCAGATGCTTATGTGGCAATGGCTTCAAGAAAGAATAGCATCACTCTACTTGAGAAATGCTATTTCTTTCCGTCGCCAAGATTTGTCGGCTAAGTTAGTCATAAGAGCTTCCCTGGATCGATCTCATGCTACGATAGATTTATCGTCAGCTTCAGATCGATTGTCTATGTTCGTGGTTGAACGAATATTTCGGAGAAATCCGTCATTACTTCGTTCGCTCCACGCTCATAGGACGAGGTGGCTTACGAACCCAGATACTGGGGAGA